CCACGTTGAAGCAGTTGCAGAAGTACGTGAACGGCGAGGACATGAACGGGCTACGTAAACCCGATGGTGTCATGGTGATTGCCGACGGTAATCGTCTGGCTGATAAGGCTGGCGTACTGCAACAAGGTCGTGCACTGATGAACAGGTTTCTGTCCATAGATGTATATACAGAAGCCGAGGACTGCATCGAGTACGCAGTGAAGCATGAGTGGCACTCATCGGTACAGTCGTTCTTGCGGGAGTATCCTCACCTCATAGATAACTACGACGAGGTGTTCCAAACCACGGCGTCAGCGCGGGAAGCCGCGGAAGTGAACCGCCGCAATGGCGGAACGGACGCACAGGCCGAGGAGGGCAAGGCTGGTATCTGGGCAAGTATGCGTGGCTGGAACCGCGTGTCGAACCTTGAGGTAGCGGGTGAGTCGCTACACAGCGAGCCTACCCCATCGGAGCTTATGGGGTCAGTAGGTACTGGCCCAGGTGCGCAGTACATAGCGCACAAGGCAATGCTGGGCAAGTTAGCCAGCTTCGCAGACATTGTCGCTAACCCTGAAAAGGTAGCCATACCTACGAAGATGGACGAGGCGTATGCCCTGTCTACAGTGGTGGCTGTACGTTGCCAAGCCGAGCAACTGGCGGCGGTATATAAGTTTGCTAAGCGGTTACCGCACGACTTGCAAGCGTACATCCTGCGTACCATGATAATGCGTAAGAACTTCCCGCTGTTGGGTAGCGTTGAATACCGTGAGTGGATACGTGACCCACAGTTGAATCAGTTGATCACCGCACGGTAATGGACGCGCCACTACGTGACGGGTGGATGAGGGCTAGGGGCAACTCCTACACATACCATTTATCGACCAGCGACGATACCCCCCCAAACTATGGCTTCGTCAGCAGGATGTACAGTGGTGATGGGTGGGGTGGAGTAGTGTTTACCCATGGCGATGAAGACCTGAATGCGCCCAACATACCTACACTAGAGGAGGCTATGATATGGGTAGAGACGACGTCCGCACTAGCGAGAGAGTAACGCTACGTGACGGGTGGGAGCAGGCGTTCAACGGCGGCTACGAATTTGTAGTGGACGATAGTGTACGTGGTTTTGTATGGCGTAGCTACGATGGTAGCGGGTGGGTAGGGGGGATAGTTATCGATGGCCGTGTCGCAGACCCCCACCAGTACCACATACCTACACTAGAGGAGGCTATGATATGGGTAGAGACGACATACGCACTAACGAGAGAGTAACGCTACGTGACGGGTGGGGGGAGTCACTTAATGACGTATACGACTTTGCCATCGACGACGTGATATGCGGGTTTGTCGTCAGTATGCCTGATGGGTGCGGATGGCTGGGGGCGGTACTTGCCAATGGCCGTGGCGACGACCCACCCGGATGCCGCATGGATACTATAGAGGAGGCCATGATATGGGTAGAGACGACATACGCGCTAACGCGGGGGTAATACTACGGTATCGGTGTGCCAGCACACTGTGCCAGAAACACAACTTAACTAAGGAGTAACAAAATGCAAGCAAATCTAACAGCAGATGCGGCAGTAAGACTAATGCTCAACTTCCCAATGATTTCGGAGCTGTACTACAGCATGGCGATCATTGCGGATGAAAACGTAGGTACACTGGCAACGGATGGGCGCACCATGTGGGTATCGCCTACATTCTGGAAAGGGCTTACCCTCGAACTAAAGGTAAGCGCGTTAGCGCACGAAGTAGTGCATAAGATGCTACTCCACTGCTCACGCCGTGGGCATCGTGATGCGAAGCTATGGAATGTGGCCGCTGACTATGTGGTGAATGGGTTGCTCAAGCAGAACGGCATGAGCATTGGCAAAGACTGGATACAGCCACTGGATAAGTACATAGGCTGGAGCGTTGACGCGGTGTACGCCGACTTATTGCGGGAGCTTGGTGAGCCTGACAATGCGGGCGAGGGCGAGGGCGAGGGCGAAGGTGAAGGTGAAGGTGAAGGTGACAGCGGTGGCATGGGCATACCCAAGTCAGTAGAGGGTAAGGCATGGGACGACATCAAGGAGGTGACAGGTAGTCCAGAAGAAGTGGCTAAGTATGAATCTGACGTCATGACGGCGGTGAATAAGGCGTTGATGTCAGCACAAGCCATGGGTAAAGTACCTGTTGGCATGGGCAACTTCGACAACGTGTTCATCGCTACCGCAGAGCCATGGTACAACCACTTGGCTAGGTTCATGCAGAGTCTGTCCGTGTCAGAGTTTAACTGGGCACGAGTGAACAAGCGCAACCTAGTAAGCCACGGATTCTTTAGCCCACACGTGTACTCGGAAAGTCTGGGCGAAGTCGTGGTCGCAATAGACTGTTCAGGCAGTGTATACGGCCCAGCAGAGCAAGCAGGGTTCGCAGGGCACGTTAGTGCCATATTGTCGGAAGCCAAGCCAGCCAAGGTGCATGTGCTGTACTTCGACAGTCGGATACAGCGCCACGAGGAGTTAGACCCTGGCCTTATGGACTTCAGCACTCACCCCAAGGGCGGCGGCGGCACGGCGTTTGAACCTATATGGGGCTGGTGTGAGTATGAGGGCGTTGTGCCCGCAGTATGTATCGTGCTGACAGATACCTATGGTAGCTTTGGACAAGAGCCAGAGTATCCTGTGATATGGGCAAGCATAGAGGAGAACGTGACCGTTCCATTCGGGGAGTTGATATATGTCCAATGACCAGTTACCCCGGTGGGAGATAGTTACAGACCACCACAGCCAATACTTTACCCGACAAAACACGTGGGCGGCGGCGGGTGCGGTGTGGTTCACCCCAGATAAGGGGGGAATGTGGGGCGCACACGTGAGGGTACCTGGCAGTAATTCGCGTAGTGCGCACCTCGTGACCGAAGCAGAAGCCAAGGCGTGGGTGGAGCTGACGGTGGGATTGATATATGTCCAATGACCAGTTACCACGGTGGGAGAAAGCTCCACACCACAACAGCCGATACATTACCCGACCAAACACGTGGGTACCAGCGGGTGCGGTGTGGTTCTACCCACAGAAAAACGTATGGACTGCACACGTGCGGGGCGTCATGCCGAGCGATATATACTTCGCGACCGAAGCAGAAGCCAAGGCGTGGGTGGAGCTGACGGTGGGATTGATAGGAGGCTAACATGGAAGCAGAATGGAGCGTAATGCGTGGGGGGTATGAGTATGTACGAACGTACCCGACTAAATTTGGCAACCTTGGGGCTAAGAAGCACAGGGTACGACTGGCGATTGTAGCGGGTTGCTGCGACAGTGACACAATGCAGGCATACTACAGAGCTACGGTTCTCGGTAGCGAGGCAGGGCGGTTCGATACCAAGGAGGATGCAATGCGCTGGGTAGAGGCTACGGTGATACTGCAACAAGAGTGACGGTGTGCTGGCACACTGTGTGGAAGCATTACTTAACTAGGAGATTGACATGAGACTATATTGGAACCTACAAAAGATTTACAACGGCAAGCAAGCATACAAGGCTGATCGTGCTATACCGAACGAAAACAACTGCCGCGTCAGTAGCTTTACAGACGATGAGGGTAAGCCTGCATACCGAGTAAAACTTCACGGCAACACCATCATTGAGGCGTATAGTACACACTTCATGGTGACCAACGCAGGCTGGGCTACACCAACCACGCACGCTCGTATATGGAGCATAGCGGACGTGAGAATATTCAACGACTCGAAGTGCAAGTTCCGTGACAAGTACCGCGTATATGACAGGAGCAGAGGCAAGTCGCTACCGATGCCGAGGGCAATTCTGCTACACTATGGTACACACCGCGTGTTCGACGAGTGTGTACAGTCAGACTACATAGTGACGGTGAAGCCAGAGTCGCGTAAAGCCTACATGGCACTGTGCAAGCGTGCGTGGAATAACTTGACTGCGCGTATCGCGATTGGTGAGTTTACTGGCGCTGAATACAGCATAGGGTATATAACGCCGAGCGATAAGCTGGCGATTATGAAACGCATTGCAGACGGAGAGTTCCTAGAGCGGGCGGAAGTATTGAAGCTGGTTACTAGCAATGCGTGGGGTACGATAGACCCCGACGACCCACTAGCGGACATCAAGGTAATGTGGAAAGCGATAGTAAATAACGTGCGGGATGCGTACCATACAGCCCACGACGGATACAATATAGAGGAGATTAAAAATGGCGAGTAACGGAAATAGTGTAGCAATACAAGAATTACTCAGGCGCACCACCCGCATTGAGAGCCGACTGGTTAAGCTGGCCGAAGGTATGGATATCCCCGTTAAGCTACCGCCCGCCATCCGTGCGCAGGTAAGCAGTGTCGGGGAGTGCCAGGTCATCATCGACATCATGGACGCGCCCCTGTCCAGCATAGTAGAAGCCTGCCAAAAACGTGGCGCGGTGGATACGTGGGCGGCGGTACACTGTGGAGGGCAATGGGTAGCACAGGTATTTATACCCTAACCAGCAACAATAGTAGCACTACTTACTTAGGAGGAAAGAACATGAGCAAGATTATTCACACGAAACTACTGCTTAACACGCTCGATATGCGCGACCTTTTACTGCGGCAGATTGAGCTTCAGACCACGGCGCTACGAGCAAGTAAGACGCGCCTAGGGCTAGTAGAGGAGTTCGCACGTGCCAACTTTATGGGCGACATGTGGGGGATTAAGCAACTCGCTCCACACATAACCAGCGGCAAGTGTAGCGACAAGTATTACGTGTACGCCGATACTCCAGCGCGAACAAGCCAGTGCATGAATACCATAAAGGTGTGGAGGGCGGCGCAATGAAATTCATAGAACTGAGCACTGAGGTGCAGGAGAAGTTAGTAGAGGGGCTATCCGACTCGCTTTGGGGTGACTGGTACGACTGCACATACGACGACTTCACCCATATCTGTACACGCCTAGGGATAGACACAGACGCCACAGGTAAGGGGCCAGACATTTCATTCTCGGGGTTCTATTCACAAGGAGATGGCGCCTCGTTCGGGGGTCGTATGGACTTGACTGAGGTAGCGGGGTGTGGGGCGAAGATGCGCGAGCACGCGCCAAACGATACAGACCTCCACGAGATTGCTGACAGGCTTGAGGTAGCAGTGGGCGTGCTAATGAGCACTACGGTATTGCTTGGTGTGGACCTTGACTACCCACGGATGACTATCACAAACAGGGAAAGGTCACACACGCACATCGTGGACTGTAACATACTGGAGTACAACTCCTTTGAGGCCGATATAGAAGCCGCTATGATTGAGCAGGTAGACATGCTCATAGAAGAAGTAGAGGCGGTGGTAGAATCCTTAGCTTCGTGGCTGTGTAGGGCGCTACAGACGGAGTATGAATACCAGACATCCGAGCAAATGCTCATTGACCAGGACGAAAACTATGATGCAGATGGGAAAATAATATATGAGCAACCAACTAAACATACAGGGAATTAAGACGTTTATGGGGGCGAGCGGGCAACTGGGCAAGACAGGCACGCCATTCTTATATAGGAAGCTAACCTCGGACAAGTACCACGAGTTCCTTAGCGCCTGTGTTGAGCAGGAGGATGTAGCGGCGTTTACCAGTTGTCTGGACTTGGTATGGGTAGCGATCAGCTACATGCAATCCCGAGGCTGGGACGTACCCCGTGGGTGGGCGGAGATTGAGCGCAGTAACCTAGACAAAATCTGCCCCGAGACGCTATCCGTTCGGCACCGCAGTGACGGCAAAATTCTACCGCCTGACGGGTGGAAGCCACCGGAACTTAACTTTATATTGGAGAAATTAAAATGAGTAACGAATTTAACCTAGAGCGTGCCATCTCTGGAGAACCAATTGAAACAAGTGATGGAACTCCAGCAGATTTTATTGCCTATAGACCTACTGCGAAAGATAGTAAGCAGATCGTCATGCAAGTTAAAGATGATATATTTACATACTATGCAAACGGAAGCTACCATGATCTAGTTATAGGTTGTCCTTTAGACCTACGTATGAAACCCAAGATAAAACAGATTGACTGGGCTAAGATGCCAGTTGATACACTTATTATCCTTGGTATTTACGCAGGAGGGGATAAACGCTACTTCAGTTCGTTTAACAGTGGGCTGGTACATTACTACCAAGGTGGTGCGACCTCAAAAACTGCGGCCAGCAACTCAGACGTATTCACAATTAACCCAAATAACGTAAAGATCGCACCAGACCAGCCTTGGACAGTATGGTTAGGCGGCGATTGCCCGATTCCAGATGGGCTGGAGTTTGAATATATGATTAACGACGACCCTGGGCAAGTGATGGTCGCTAAAGAAAGTGCAAGCGCGTATTTATGTTTGTGGCACCCCAAGGTTATTTATGCTTACCGACTAACAGGCAAGGTATTGGACGGGTGGAAGCTATGAAAAAGTTTCTACTTATCATATTCCGCATGTCTCTGCTTCTTTTTTACTTGGTAATAGTATTTTCCCCTATGATGATCATTGCGCATTTTGCACTTAAATACTGGTAGAGGAGAAGATTATGAGTGGGATTAGAAGATATTACCCATCTGACATACAATTAAATTTAGGCAGGTCTCGTATTTTACTTACAGAACACTTAGCTGGGCAGGTATGTCTATACGAAGACGTAGCCCCAATCATCCAGCTCAATAAAGAGCTTGACGCAGAGAACAAAGAGCTTGAAGCAGAGATTAAGCGGCTACGTGAGCAGAAGCCAGCACAAGAGATACCAGCCGAGCTTGTGGAGTGGGCTAATAGCTGGCAAGAAGATGATAGTGATATGCCTTCATATCTAACTGGATGTAACGACATGAAGCATTTTGTGAAATCGCAACTGGAAAAAATGAAAGGCAAACCATGCAAGTGAGTATTCCAATAGACTGTCGCCAGTGCAAACTATTTATCTGGAAGCGCATGTCTTGTGCGGCAACGTATTCATGCGTAAACGGCAGCCAGTACAAGCCGAGTAACTTTATTCAAATTTTTAGAACGGAATAACTATGCAAGTGAAAATGACTGTTGATGATGCGTTAGAGTTTGCAGATGAGTGGGGGCAAGGTATGACATTCCACGAAGAATCGCAAGGCTGGTGGGTAGTGTGCGCCATACTTGCCGCTGAGGTTAGGCAGCTGCGAAAACTTAACTCACCACTTGACGATAACAACAGGTTGAAGAAAGAAAATCTAGTATTGAAGCTGCAACTACTGAGCATTGAGCAAAGTCATACAGTTAAATTAACGCCTGCGTGTGTAGTGATAGCGAAATGAAACTAAATAAACCAGAGAAACTTACAAAGATTCGGGATGAGGTAGAGGAATTTATTGCGGCGCACGAACTGAAAACCCATCACTACCTGTCGGACACGGAAATAATAGCCGAGTTTAGTATATACAAAAAGAAGCACGTGAGAGAAGCGATTAACAACCTGAGATGAGGAAATCACTATGACCCATGAGATATGGAAACTAACTGGCGGTTTCGACGAACTCCAACGCCTGGAAATGAAGCGCGAAGAAGACGAGTATCGCCGCCGCGAGTTGCAGGACGAACTTGACCGAGACAAACGAAGTGAGGAGGAAGACTATGCCAAGCCTACCGAGCACAGCTGAACGTATACACCACAGGTACACTATCGCGCAGGGTAGACGCCAGCAGATACTCGACGCGCTTAATACCAACATAGAAGATGGTCGCATCGTCCCTATGAAGGCTAGAGATATACGGGAGAAGCTAGACCCGTACATAGCGCAGATACACCATATATTGACAGGCATGGAGGAGCTGGGGGAAGTATCACGCACAAGCTATGGCTACTTACCACTGAAGGACACCACTGCCGAACCTGTGGGGGTACTTAAAATAGGTAGGGATACCCCAAAGAAAAGAAAAGGCACGCGTGGTACAGTGCCCCGAGAGCGTATAATACCCCAGATGTCAGACCCAGTACCGCCGGGGTGTGTGCGTAGCGTGATACACGTGTGTAGCCAGACTGAGTCGAAACCGACAGAGCCTAGAGGCAAACGGAATATTAGGCATGACGCCAGCGGCGCAAGTCTTAGCAGTGTTTATTGGTGATTCACAACAGGAGAGCAACATGAGATTACATACGCTACACTACACAACAAAAGAAACAAACGGGCTAAAGGTAGAATGGTTCGGCACCGAACGTGAGGCGATACAGCGCCGTGGGGAACTGTTTGCATCGGGGGTTTGCGTGGGACTTAAACGCCAGCAGATGATATACCCAGTCGACGTGCCTACGAAGAAAGAAGACTTGCTGGATTGGTTGCGCGAGCAGGAAGCACAACGCGACGTACGTGGCTAAGGGTACATCATGGACGGAGTAGATAAGGCCGCGGACCCGATAGACCACTCAGCCAATATGCAGGCGAAGATGGATCAAGCACAGGTAGACATCATACGTAGGGAAGCGCAGAAGCCTATACCTACGTCTAAGGTGTGCCTGTATTGTGCAGAACCAACAGAAGCAGGAGCACGATGGTGCAATGGGTTCTGTAGGGATAGGTGGCAGGCAGATAGGAGGTAGCATAGTGGTAGATATTTTATGGTCGCGAGAGCGCACCCAGCACCGCCAAGAAGTTGCCCGCATACTACGGGAGATTACTAGTGGGGTTGTCACGGAAGTAGACCTAGCCGCGCTACACAATTTCTGCATGGTATCGTTGCAGGTACAGCACAAGATAAACCGCAACACGTGGAAGGCGGCAGAGCGAGACGCGCTAACGATAGCGTTCCTGCGCGACGCCGTAGAGGACGCGTAGATTGACATATAGTGGTATATAAGGCATAATAGCAGTTCTACCTAGAGGGAGAAGTAAAGATGAAATACACAGCGATCAACAGCGTGCACAAGCCTATCAGTACGCTTGAGGAAATGCTACATGACCGTGCCGAGAGTATAAGTCCCGAGGAGCCTAAACCAGCAAAGGATACACAAGTAGGTGGTGACCACTATAAAAAGCTGGGTAGGTATCAACCTTGGGAGGTGCTAGAGCATTGGCTAACACCCGAGGAGTTCCGTGGGTATATGAAAGGTACAGCCATTGCGTATCTAGCCCGTGAGAGAGACAAGGGCGGCAATATAGACGTAGCCAAGGCAGCGCACACCCTACAGGGGTTCCTCGAAACACTGACTAAGGAATAGCCATGGATATTGTGACGTTGGACTTCGAGACGTACTACGGGGCAGACTTCACACTATCTAAGCTAACCACAGAAGCCTACGTGCGTGACCCTCGGTTCGAGGTTATCATGTGCGGGGTTAAGCGGAACGATGAGCCTGGGTACTGGGTGGATGCACCAGATGTAGCAACACATTTGCAGACGATGGACCTTGAGAACCACGGTGTGCTGGCACACCATGCCCACTTCGACGGGCTGATACTATCCCACCACTATGGCATTAAACCGAAGGCGTGGTTCGATACACTGTCCATGGCACGGGCTATTCATGGCGCTAACGGTGGGTTGTCACTGGCAAAGTTAGCAGAGCAATATGGGATAGGTGCCAAGGGTAATGAGGTAATACACGCTAAAGACCTGCACAGGAAGGACTTTAGCCCAAGTACCATAAAGAAGTACGGTGCGTACTGCGTACAGGACTGTGACTTGGAACGTGCGCTGTTTCTCCATCTCATGCCACACTTCTGCAAGGGGGAATTGAAGCTGATCGACATGATGATACGTATGTTTACTGAGCCAGTGTTACAGATAGATGCACCTATGCTGGAGGAGTACGCGCAAGATATTCGGGCAGAGAAGGTTTCACTGCTACTGCAGGCTGGTATACAGCTTACGGATGTAATGAGTAATGATAAGTTTGCCCTAGCATTGCAGAACCTTGGGGTAGTACCACCGCTCAAGGTTAGTCTGACCACCGGTAAAGAGACGTACGCTTTTGCTAAGACTGACCCCGCAATGGAGGCACTGGCGGAGCACCCAGACGAAGTAGTGCAGGCGCTTATCGCCGCTCGGCTGAAGAACAGGTCAACCATTAACGAGACCCGAGCACAGCGCATGATCGACATGATTAAGCGCGGGCCAGCCCCAGTGTACCTAAAATACTATGGCGCATCAGGAACAGGCCGAGCTTCGGGTGGCGACAAGATGAACTGGCAGAACTTCGGTAGGGGGGGTAAGCTACGCAAGTCAGTTATGGCACCGCCTGAGCATGAGATTGTGGTGGGTGACTCGTCCAACATCGAGGCGCGGGTGCTGGACGTGCTGGCTGGGCAGGAAGATGCTGTGCAGGTGTATAGGGATAACGATGCAGGTGTCGGACCCGATACATACTGTGTGCTTGCTGGTAAGATATACCATAGGGTCGTTACCAAGGCTGATAAGGATGAGCGGCAGTTAGGTAAAGTCGCTAAGCTAGGTCTAGGGTATGGTATGGGTGCCGTGAAGTTTGTTTCTGCGGTCCGCGCCATGGCTAGAAAAGTAATTAGCGAAGACATGTCAGCGTCTGTAGTATCGGTGTATCGAAGCACCCACCCACACGTCATCATGCTGTGGAAACGGGCGGAAGATTCGCTCAAGTGGATACAGAAGGGCATTGAGGGTCAGGCGATAGACGTTAGTGGGGTAGTGGTAACCTGTAAAGAGGGAATACTACTACCTAACGGCATGAAGATTCGCTACCCAGACTTGAAGTACAAGCCTAAAGCGTTCGGCATGGACGTCCCAGATGCAGGATGGACGTTCTGGAATGGTAAAACCAGAGAGAAGATATACGGCGGTAAGATAGTTGAGAACATCGTGCAAGCGCTGGCTCGCATCGTCGTTATGGACCAGACCCTAGTAGTCGCTGAATGGTGCGCTAAGAAGGCATCCACAGCCGCCGCAGGGCAGGAATACCGAGTCGTGCTATCAGTCCACGACGAGGTAGTATCAGTTGTACCAACGCAAGACGCGGTGGAGTGTTTGGAGTTTACTAACTGGGCATTGCGTCAACCGCCCAAGTGGATGCCAAACCTGCCACTATTTTCAGAGGGTGGTATCGGTGCTCGCTACGGCGACGCTAAATAATGAGGGAGTATAGTATGGACACAAACGCGCAAGACACTGGTATACACGGACCAGAACTAGTCCACATGGCAGAGAAATTATTAGCGGCGTATAACGCCCTTGCCGCCGAACGAGGGATAGCCAACACAACAGAGGCGCGTCTGGCAAACGAGCTACGCACTAAAATCGCGGAGACCCGGGAACTGTACGGAATGCAGAAAGGGGGTGTGTAATGGCGTTTTTCCTAGAGAGCACTCGTAAGCCCGGACTGCGATACAGGGTAGCTAAGCTGGACAGGGCTACCATGCGAGCCACTCTGATCGGGGAGTTGAACGTACCATTTGAGCGCGTGCTGGATGCGGCGTCGCTTGAGAAGTATGGATATAAAATAGTGAAGGTGCCCGATGAGGCTGTGGCTGAAGCATAGCACCGACACTACGCACATATACGAGGTGCTGGCGTACAATCCAGTTACCCACGTAGGTACAATCCAAGGTAAACTAGACATGTATGAGACACCGTTGTGGCCATACATGTTAAAGCGAAGTGGATACACCTACGTTACGGAGAACGATCATGCCCAGCAGCCCCTCGTATAAGCGCGACTACACGCAAGAGACAAAAACTTCCCATGCTCGTGGGGAGAAACCAAAGACCGTGCTACGCAACAAAGCCCGGCGGCTCATGCTTAAAAAAGGCATGGTAAAGCCCGGCCAAGATGTAGACCACAAAGTGCCATTGAGCAAAGGCGGAACAAACAGCCCAAGCAATTTACGCGCCCGTGCCCCCACAGCAAACAGAGGGTACCCGCGTAACCCAGACGGGTCAATGAAGGGAAAATAAATGAAGCCGTTAGCGTGGAGTCATAGCGCACTGAACGACTTTATAACCTGCCCCAAAGCGTACTTCCACAAGCGCATCGCTAAAGATGTACAGGATGTGCCAGGAGAAGCGGCAACGTGGGGCGACAGGGTACATAAGGCGTTCGAGGCATACTTGAAAGGGGTTAGTAGCGCCGAAGTAGAGATACGACTCGACCCCGAACTGGAGATATATAAAGGCTATCTGGACGAGATAGCAGCTCGTCCAGGGGTAATGTATATCGAGCAACAGCTGGCAATCAACAAACAGATGGAGCCGTGCGGCTGGTTCGATAAGGACGTGTGGATGCGGGGCATAATTGACGTACTACACGTAGATGGAGACACCGGCACGGTGCTTGACCACAAGACGGGCAAGCCAAAGAATGACCCGAGGCAGCTCAAACTATTCGCGTTGCTGGTGTTTATCCACCATCCGGAAGTGCAGGTTTGCAACTCGGAGTTTCAGTGGTTGAAGTTCGGCACTACCGATAGCGCACGGTATTTGCGCAGTCAAGAAGCGGAACTGTGGCAGGAGATGCTACCGGACCTACTACGGTATCGTACGGCGTTCAAACTGGAAGTGTTTAACCCTAGACCATCAGGGTTGTGTAATGGGTGGTGTCCGGTAAAGCAGTGCCAACACTGGAAACCGAAACGTAACTGAACCAAAAAATCCCCGCCGAACCGTGAGGTAAGGCGAGGCAAAGGACTCAACGAGGGAGATGAGGGCTTCAATTAGAGCATATCCCGTCGCGTCTGTCAAAAATGTAATGGAGAATTAACATGACCCCTGAAGGCAAAGTAAAAGAGCAGGTGAAGAAGCTACTCAAAGCATACGGTGCGTACTACCACATGCCAGTACAGAACGGGATGGGGTCACCCACGCTCGACTTTATCTGCTGTCTGAATGGCAGGTATATAGCTATAGAAACTAAGTCCCCCGGCAAACTTGCTACCGTCCGCCAGCAGAAGACCATGGCAGAGATAGCCGCAGCTGGAGGCACGGCGCTAGTAATAGATGGCTCGGCGGAACACCTGCGCCAGCTACAGGACTGGCTGATATATGTTACAACTACCGATAAGTTGGGCGCACCATGATAATCCACGAAGACTCAAACTCTATCCTGCTACGGATAAAGAACCCAGAACTGATACGCAAAGTGCTCCCCAAGCATGTACGGGACATAGACGTACAGGGACACAACCTGCAGGTGAGGCACGATTTGGACGCCGTAAAAGTCCTGCGGAATCTGGGCATCAAGGCGCCCAGCCCGATACGCACCCAGTATAACTGGCCAGGTAGGTTCGTACCGTTTGAGCACCAGAAAACCACGGCGGAGTTCCTGACGTTCTATAGTAAGGCGTTCGTGCTAAATGAAATGGGTACATCGAAAACAGCCAGTGCGTTGTGGGCGGCGGACTACCTCATGCGTATCGGTAAGATACACAAGGTGCTGATTATATCGCCGCTGTCCACGCTTGAACCAGTATGGCAGCAGGAGATTTTTGATGTGCTCATGCACCGCTCGAGCGTGCTACTGCATGGTGCGCGGGACAAACGGTTTGACCTTTTGACGTCCGACGCAGACTTCTACATAATAAACCCTGATGGAGTGGGGATCGTCGCAGACACGGTTCGTAAGCGCCTTGACATCGACTTGGTTATTATTGACGAGGCTGCTGCGTACCGTAACGGCACCACAAAACGGTACAAAGACCTGCTGAAACTGCTACGTCCGGACGTTAGGCTGTGGCTGATGACGGGTACCCCATGCCCGAACGCCCCGACCGACGCATGGGCGCTGGCGAAGCTGGTAAACCCCACGAAGGTGCCGCAATACTTCACCTCGTGGAAGCGGCAGACCATGATGCAGATTACCTCGTATAAGTGGGTGC